CGCCAACGTAACGCCAACGTAACGATCACGTAACGGTTAACGTAAAGCCCGCCTAAAGTTTTTACTAAGGTGGGTTTTTTTTCGCCCGTAACATAGGGATTTTTAATAAAATTAATATTTCAAATTGAATAATATGCCAGGCCAGGCCAGGTTATAATTTCGGCATGGATCAATTTTGATCTTGTTTTTAATCATGGAGATTAGATTATGCAAAACGATATAAAAGAAAGTTACTCAGTAGATGATACATATCACGGTGAAATTATGAAGTTTGAAGATTACGATCAAGCGATAGAGTGGTGCCAGGAGCAAGAGATAATTTACTACCATAAGGCAATGCAATACCTGGCCGAAAATGATGCAAGCCTGGTAGAGTCTTTTAACCTGGCCGATAACATCGGATACACGTTTCAAAGTATTAACAGCGAAACACTTGCAACGATCCATTTACAAGATGCATTGATCAATTCAATAACGGAGGTTAACTAATGTTAATTAAACAAAAAGAAATTAATTGTTTTAGGTTTCTATCTTTGATCCAGGCGCTAAAGCTTGAAATTTTAGGTATGAAAAAATCAGGCACTTCGGCTTATAAAATGGCAAAGGTGGAATATAACTTAAAAGGATCTAAACAAAGTGTATTAGATCAACTACTAATAATAAAGGCGGGCATGTAATGGGAAGATCAAACACAAGAAAATTAATAGCTTTAGATACATGGATACTAAATGCAAGCCTGGAGGAGGTTTATAACGATAGCGATATTAACTTTTTGAAAGGTTGGCAGTTTGGAGGCCTGGGAGGGTTTGAAAATAAACTATCTTTGACTATGGCTCATGCAGATGGATCAAACATTATGAGATTATATAAAGGCTTCCCCGAAAAGGTTGTAGGAATGAGAGCGTATCAGATCAAGCCTGGCTTTTGGGATCTTGTAACGGGTAACGATCAAATCCTGGAAGATCATTTGAACGATCTAAAAGCGTTTGCCAATGCTTGATCAGTTGATCCAGGCGTTAATGGCGGTTGATCTAATGATTCAAGCGGTAATAGATCAGTTATTCAGTTGATCAGTTAAAAGGGGGGAATATTAAGCCAGCATTAATTGCTGGTTTTTTTGTGCCTGTTGCTTTTGTATAACTTAGTGGATAAGTATTTGGCGGCCAGGTGTTAAGATACTACTGTCAAAGCATTATTTTGTATTAATAATTGTTAATAACTTTTTGATCATAGCCTGGTAAATAGTTTGATCAATACCTGGTAATTTTTAAAGCCTGGGAAGCATTGGAAGTCATGTAGGAAGTTAAATTAAACTTCTGGAAGTCTGTCAAATGGTTTTTGGAAGTTAAATCAATCCAGGATCAAGCGTTTTTGCTCCGATAAAAGATAAATTAGCTACGATCAAAGATAAAACGATCCAGGATCATACGATCTGGAATGAATAGAAGTTGATCAGTTAGAAGAGATCAACCAGGATTAAGTGATCTATGAAGGCCAGGATCATTAGATCAATAAGATTAGTAGATGCTTAGTTAATTGTTAGCCAGGATCTATAAGGGTTTGGAGTAAATAAGCCTGGGTTGCTAATCCTACTCATTTTCTTTTTATCTCTCATATTGTGTAAGCTGGCGTTTAATCGTTGCTATGTAAGGCTTTAAGCTATGTTTAAGAGTGTATCTTTTTAGCTTTTAAGCTAATCGATAGGGGGAGGCTCACTTGCTTGCTTGCAGTAATGGATGCTATACCCAAGACAGAAAAAACGGGATTTCAAAAAAGAGGAGAAATGGGAATATAGCCATAAGAGGCTATCCGCATTAACTATGTTAGCTTTAGAAGGGATAAGTGATTACTACTATGTGTTGGCTAACTAGTTAAGAAGGATTTTAGCTGACGAAACGAATACTGTCAAGTCATAATATATTGATATTGTTTATGTTTATGTATTTGCTTCAGTATATAATAATGATACTTTAACCTCTTACAGGGAGATAATTAAATGACAGAGAAAAGACGTGGTAATCCTGCAATGGTGAAGGGTAAGGCTATGAATCCTTTAGGAAGACCTAAGGGTATTCGTAACAAGTACACACTACTAGCTAGAGAAATGATGACCGAGAAAGGGCCTGACATCGTACAGAAGATTGTTGATATGGCTATGGATGGTGATGTTCATTGTTTGAAGATGTGTATTGATCGTATCTTGCCTGTTCATAAAGCTGTTGATCCTAGTAGAACAAAACAAGACTCTAAGATTATTATTAATGTTGGTGCTTCTACTGGAATAGAGGCTAAGATAGCTGATACTGATCCTGCTAAACTTGTTAATCCTAAAACTAAGCAAGATGATGATTTGATAATTGAAGTAGGTGAGGTTATAGAGTGAATGAACTACCTGAAAATTACTGGGCTAGACAAGCTAGGCAAAGTAAGCTACTTGAAAAGCTTAGGAAGTTAGTTAAAGAACAAAAGGAAAAGAAGGATGCCTGAATTAAACGTTGACCTTCATCCTGCTCAGTTAGAGATATTCAATTCAACTGCTAGATTTAAAGCTGTGGCTGCTGGACGTAGATTCGGTAAGTCTAGGCTTGCTGCTTGGATCTTGTTAATTAAAGCTTTACAGTCTGATTCAAAAGACGTGTTTTATATTGGTCCTACGTTTCAACAATCTAAAGACATTATGTGGGCGATGTTAAAAGAGCTAGGTGAAGATTTGATCGTTGCTGCTCATGAGAACACTGCTGTATTAACGCTTGTAAACGGTAGGAAGATCTATTTGAAAGGATCTGATAGACCTGATACATTGCGTGGTGTTGGTTTGGCTTATGTTGTACTAGATGAGTACGCTTCTATGAAACCTAACGTGTGGGAACAGATTATTCGACCTACTCTTGCGGACGTTCGTGGTGGTGCTATGTTTATTGGTACTCCAGCAGGTAAGAATCACTTCTATGACGTTTATCAAGATGCAATGAAGCTAGATGACTGGGAAGCCTTCCAGTTTAACTCAACTGATAACCCGTTTATTCCTGATGATGAAATTGAAGCTGCAAGAGACTCTATGTCGTCTATGTCATTTCGTCAAGAGTTTGAAGCATCCTTTGAAACCTTCTCTGGTGGTGTGTTTAAAGAGGAATGGTTTAAAACAGCAGAAGAACCAGAAGAGGGGTCGTATGTTATTGCTATTGATCCTGCTGGATTTGAAGCTATTGAGAAAGAACGTAATTTGAAACGATCAAGACTTGATGAAACTGCTATTGCTATTGTTAAGATAGATAGAGACAAGTGGTGGGTTAAAGATATACTACATGGTCGTTGGAATATCAAGGAAACAGCTAGAAAGATACTTACATCTGCGGTAATTGTTGAATCTTCGACTGTTGGTATTGAAACTGGTTCGCTGAAGAACGCTATCTTGCCTTATTTAGAGGATGAGATGCGAACACAAGGTCAATATGTATCGATTATTGAGATGAGACATGGTGGTAAGAAAAAGGCTGACAGAATTGTATGGTCTTTACAAGGTAGAATGGAACATGGTCAAATATCGTTCAATGAAGATAGAGATTGGCGACCGTTTATCTCTCAGATGGTTGATTTCCCTAATAGATTATCACATGATGATATGTTGGACGCTCTTGCGTACATTGATCAAGTGTCTGTTGCTGATTTCGCCCACACAATCGAGCTTGAAGACGATTGGCAGCCTGAAGATGAGGTCGCAGGATATTAAATATAAAGAAAGTCTCCTTTTTAATTGCGTTTATGATATATTACGCCTAAATTCCTAGAGAAATCAAACACTTATGTTCGATCAGAAAGAAACTCAGTATAAAGCTCTAGCATCTTGGCTTACATATAGACTAGAAGGATGGCGTGATCATCGTGATATGAACTATGTTGATAAGTGGGATGAATATTACCGACTTTGGCGTGGTATCTGGGTTGGTTCAGACAGATTACGCTCTTCAGAGAAGTCAAGAATCATATCTCCTGCTTTACAACAAGCGGTCGAGGCATCAGTTGCTGAATTAGAAGAAGCTACGTTCGGTCGTGGCAAGTGGTTTGACATTCAAGACGATATGTTGGACACAGATCCTTCAGATGTTGAGTACATTCGTAACCTATTACAAGAAGACCTTGAAAAGACTGGTGCTAAAGACGCTATCTGCGAGGTATTCCTTAATGCTGCTATCTACGGTACTGGTATTGGTAAGATTGTTGTTGAACAGAACATAGAAAGAGTGCCATCGGAAGAACCTGTAGAAGGAACGATGACTACAACTCGTACATTAAAAGAAATTCCATCAATAGATGTGAAAATCGAGCCTATTTCTCCTAAGGAGTTCTTAATTGATCCATCAGCTAACTCTATCAAGGAAGCACTTGGTTGTGCGCATGAAGTTATTAAGCCGAGACATCATGTTGTGTCTGGTATTAAGTCTGGTATTTATCGTGATGTTCCCCTTGATGGTGATTATGACACTGTTCGCTTTGGCTTCGACCCTGAAGTTAAGCAAGCTGACGAAGGCGATTCGGTTAAGATTACCGAGTATTGGGGTTTAGTACCTAAGAGATTTTTAACTAAATCAAAAGATCAAGACGACTTTGAATACACTAATAAAGCTAAAGATGAGCTAGTTGAAGCAGTTGTAACGATTGTTAATGACGAATATATCCTTAGAGCTGAAGAAAATGCGTTTATGATGAAGGATAGACCTTTCATTGTCTACCAGCATGACATTGTTCCTAATAAATTTTGGGGCAGAGGTGTTTGTGAGAAGGGTTACAACCCTCAAAAAGCACTTGATACAGAGATGCGAGCTAGAATCGACTCTCTTGCCCTAACGACCACTCCTATGATGGCAGCAGATGCGACCAGATTACCAAGGGGTGTAAAGTTTGAGGTTCGACCAGGTAAGACTATACTAACGAATGGTGATCCAAGACAAGCTATCATGCCTCTGACTTTGGGAACTACAGACCAAAATACTTATACCCAGGTCGCCTCATTACAAAACATGATACAGATGGGAACTGGCTCTGCTGACCTTGGTTCAGCCGAAAGAGCTACTTCTTCTGGTATGTCAATGACTCAATCTGCATCAATTAAGCGTCAAAAGCGTACTTTGATGAATTTCCAGAACACTTTCCTGATCCCAATGATCAATAAATCAATGTGGAGAAAGATTCAGTTTGATGTTGATCGCTATCCAGTAGCTGATTACAAGTTTGTACCGTATTCAACTATGGGAATCATGGCTAAAGAGCTAGAGATGACCCAAATGGTGCAAATGCTTCAGGCAGTACCTAAAGATTCACCTGCTTTCGATGTTATTTTGTTGTCAATGATACAAAACTCATCAATGCACAACAGAGATCAGATTGTTCAGCAACTTATGCAAGGTAATCAGCCTAATCCTGAAGCTCAACAGATGGAACAAGCTCACATGCAGTTACAGATGCAACAAGCTCAAGCTGATATTCAGAAAACTGTTGCTGAAACTGAAGAAGAGAAAGCCAAGGCTGCTAAGTGGTACGCTGAAGCTCAAGAACTTGCACCTAATGAGATTAAGATTCAAGAAAAGGTACTTAAATTACAGAAAGATTCTATTGCATTAGAGAAAACTAAAGCTGATATTCAGAATAAGAACTCTGAAACAGCTAGAAACTTCCCTGAAGTGGATCACTTGAAGTCTGAGACTGCTTTAAACATGGCAAATGCCAGAAAGATTGCACAAGAAACAGAAATTAATAGGTTTGTTCAATGAAGTCAGATGAGCAATTCTTAAAAGATAGAATAGAATTATTCGAAGCAGAAGGTTGGCTAGACCTAATGCAAGAACTAGAAACCATTGAAGATAATACTCGAGACATTGAGACTATCAACAATGAGCAGGCTCTTTGGGATGCCAAGGGTCAGTTGAAGGTACTAGGCTATTTACTTAGTTTGGAATCTGCAACTACAATAGCCGTGGAACAATCGGGAACGACTCCACATTAATCAAACTTCACAATCCTGAAGAGGACGGAGACCAAAGGTATGAGTATAGTAGTAGATGTAGCACCCGAAGGTGTAGGCGAACAGGTAACAGAAACTCAAGAAATTACACAAGAGGTTCAGCAAGAAGAAATTCAAGCAGAGCCAGAATATGTAGTTCCAGAGAAGTATGCTGGGAAGTCATTAGAGGATGTGATTAACATGCACCAAAATGTCGAAAGGGCGTTTGGTTCACAAGGTCAGACAGTCGGAGATCAGCGTCAGCTAATCGAACAACTTATGTCCAAGTCACAGGCTGGTCAAACTGCTGAGACAACAGAAGAAAATGTCAGTTTTGAAGATAATTTTTACGATGACCCTGCGAAAGCAGTTAACTCAGCGATAGAAAATCATCCAGAAATTGTCAAAGCTAGAGAAGGTAACGTTAAGTCAGCCCAAAAAGCTAATTTAACACAGTTAGAGTCAACTCATCCTGATTTCATGGATGTTATTGGTAATAGCGACTTTCAAAAGTGGGTGGGAGAGAGTGGTATTCGTACCGAGCTGTTCCGCAGAGCCGATGCTAATTATGACTTCAACTCTGCAAATGAATTATTAGGTACTTGGAAGCAAATTTCAATGATCGATAAGACACAAGCAGTAAATAAGGCTGAAGAAAATAAGAGAAAGAAGGCAATGCGACAAACCAGTTCAGAGACTCGATCTTCAGGAGATTCTGTTGGTGGTAAGAAGATGTATCGTAGGAGTGATTTAATCAACCTACAAGTGAGCGACCCTCAAAGGTATGCAGATTTATCAGATGAGATAACTATTGCATATCAGGAAGGGCGCGTTAAATAATACTCAATAAGGAGAAATAAGATGGGTTTAGGTACTAACCATAGTACGATTACAACATCAGCTAATTTCATCCCTGCTCTATGGTCGGATGAAGTTATTGGTGCGTACAAACAAAACTTAGTTGTTGCAAACTTAGTTACAAAGATGTCTCACAAAGGTAAGAAAGGCGATACTATTAATATCCCTGTTCCTGCTCGTGGTACTGCATCTGTAAAAGCTGCTAATTCACAGGTTACAATGATTGCTGATACAGCAGGTGTTGTAGCAATTAGCATTAACAAACACTACGAATACTCGAAGTTGATTGAAGATATTGCTGAAGTTCAAGCATTAGCTTCAATGCGTAAGTTCTACACTGATGACGCTGGTTATGCACTAGCTAATCAAGTGGAAGATGACTTATTCGCTTTAGCTGAAGAGTTCCAAGGTGGAACAGCAGGTGGCGCAGCCGCTAATTTATGGGAGAAAGCTGTAATCGGTAACGGTACTACGTTATACACTGGTAACTCTAGTAATGCTTCAGCTCTTACTGACGCTGGTATCAGACAGATGATTCTCAAGTTAGATAATTCTGATGTTCCTATGGATAACCGTTCTTTAGTACTACCTCCAGTAGCTGCTAATGACTTATTAGCTATCTCACGTTTCACTGAGCAACAGTTCATTGGTAACGGTGATGCTATTAAGAATGGTACTATCGGACAAATCTACGGTGTAGATGTGTTGGTAACTAATAACTGTCCTTCAATCAGTACAACTGGTCGTGTAGGTATGTTAATGCATAAAGACGCTTTAGTTCTTGCAGAGCAAGTTGGCGTTCGTTCGCAAACTCAGTACAAACAAGAATACTTAGGTGACTTGTTTACTGCTGATACTATTTACGGTGTTTCTGGATTACGTGATTACGCTGGTGTAGCGTTCGTATGTCCACAGTCGTAGTAGTTAGTTAGTTAAGCGTAGCCCTTGTCTAGATGAGAGGGCTATTCTGAATTAATTAGGATTAGTTATGCCGCTATTTACTTATAAATGTAAAAATAACCATACTGAAGATAATATAGTTTCTTACAGTAAACGTGAAGAACCACAAGTCTGTCCAGACTGCGGAGAACCTTCTTACTATGAACTAACATTCTGCACTAATTTCCAATTTGGTCAAGATTATCGCTCTTTTGCAGCTGATACACACCGTTGGAATATGCGTGAGAACAAACGATTAAACACAAATGGGAAGAACTATGTTTGATATATTAGAAGACTCAACATCTGGTGGATTAGAGCTTGATAGATTCAAGTGTAAGCTACAAGAAGTATGGATGCACATGTTACAAGAGACATTCAATAAGTATGAAGATGAGATGTCTGAAGAAGAGTACATGAAAGCTAATGCTCTTCACTTTGCTGATGATCCTGAAGAAGAATCTGAAATGGACAACCTGATGGCTATGCTAGATGACATGATGTCTCCTGATGAGGAGCTTGAGTCGGTTAAAGGTGATTCTAAAGCCCCAACATACTCAGGTTCTCAGCTTAAAGCTAACAATGAGAAAGGTAAGATTGAAGCTACTACTTATAAGTCAGAACACTCAATGACTAAGACCCCTGGAGACTCTAAAACTTCAGTAAAATCAAGCACTTATGGCGCACAAAGTGGTAAGATAGCACCAAGAAAAGACGCTAAAGTTATTAGAAGCTTCGCACCAATGGCTGAGATGATGCGAGATGAGCTTACAGCTTTAAAGGCTAGACAAAATATTGGCAGACGAAGAGAGTTATTTAGACTGTAATGGCAAAGAAAACTAGAATAGACAGACGCGGCAAAATTAGGAGTTTAACTCGTAAACAGCCTTCTGTCGTTCGCCTTCAGTGGAGAAAGGGTAAGACATTAGCTATGCTTGCTAATAAGAGACAGTGGATTAGAGAGTACGGGATAGAATACACCCCTGATACAGAGATAGCTTCAGGTGAGGGTTTTGGTATCATAATTGAATCATCACCACGTAACTTACCGACATACATAGTAATAGAATAGGAGTAATAAATGGCATCAATTAAGATTTCAGCATTAACCGAGAAAACCACAATGGTAGGTACTGAAGAGGTGCTAATCAATGATAGTGGTACTTCTAAAAAGTTCTCAACCCAACGATTCTTAGATGTTAAGGTAGCAGCTGAGACAGCTAAAACAGCAGCAGAATTAGCAGAGACTAACGTAGCAGCAGATTTAGTATTAACCAATGCTGATGTTGTCCTTGCAGAGGCTGATAAAGTACAAACAGGATTAGACAGAGTTGCCACAGCAGCTGATGTAGTTTTAGCAGAAGCTGATAAGGTACAAACTGGCTCAGATAGAGCAGCAGTAGCAGCAGATTTAATTCTTACAGCAGCAGATACAGTTGCAACAGCCGCTGACTTAGTAGCTACAAACCAAGACACGATTGATACCGCTGCAGATGTAGTAACCGCAACAGCACAGGCTGGTATTGCTACGACTAAGGCTTCTACTGCTACGACTCAAGCTGGTATTGCTACAACACAAGCAGGTAATGCAAGCACATCAGCTACAGCAGCAGGAACTTCAGAAACTAACGCTGGAACTTCAGAGACTAACGCAAGTAGCTCAGCCTCTAGCGCCACAACCGCTCAAGCAGCGGCAGAAGCAGCAAGAGATTCAGCTTTAGCTTCATTTGATTCATTTGATGATAGATACTTAGGTCAGAAAACTAGTAACCCTACATTAGATAATGATGGTAATGCCTTAGCTGGTGGTACTTTATACTTTAATAGTACCAGTGACGCTATGTTTGTGTATGAAGGCTCTTCTTGGGTTGCTGCTTATGCTTCTCTTTCAGGTGCTTTATTACAAACTAACAACTTATCAGACTTAAATAATGCAGGTACAGCTAGAACAAACTTAGGGTTAGCGGCTCTAGCTACTTTAGGTAGTGTAGCTGCTGGTCAGATTGATGCTAACTCAGTAGGCGCTTCAGAATTAAATGTAACAGGTAATGGTACAGCAGGACAATACTTAGGCTCAGATGCTGATGGTACAATGACTTGGACAAGTATCTCAGCTGACCCGACTATGGGTGGTGATTTATCAGGTACTGCTTCTAATGCTCAAATTGTAGCAAACGCTGTTACAGATACAGAGCTAAACTCAGCTAAGTTAAATGGCATTGAAACAGGTGCTACAGCAGACCAAACCAATGCTCAGATAAAGACTGCTTATGAAGCTAATGCTAATAGTAACGAGTTTAGTGATGCTGAACAAACTAAACTATCAGGCGTAGCTACAGGTGCAAACAATTATTCATTACCTTCTAGCGTTGTACACGATACCGAAAAAGGCTCTTTACACGCAACAGATGCTCTTAGATTATCAGGTCATACGGTAAGTCTTTATAAGGGCGATGGTACTAGCGAATCAGTAACTATCCCTGATAACAATACAACTTACTCAGTAGGTGACAACGGTCTTACACAAAAGAACTTTACTTCAGCTGATAATACTAAACTAGACGGCATCGCCACAAGTGCTAATAACTATGCTCATCCTTCACATCCAGGAGACGATTTTAGTGTGGACTCAGGTGCTTTAACAGGTGCTACAGTAATCAGTGATATTGATATTAATGTTACAACAGATACTTCGGGTCACGTTACAGATGCCAATGGTACAGTCTCTACTCGTACATTAACACTATCTGACCTTGGTTATTCAGCACCTGTCTCTTTTCCTAGTGGAACGGTTATGGTGTTTTATCAAGCATCAGCACCTACCTCTTGGACACAGGTCACAACTAATAACGATAAAGGATTAAGAGTAGTTAGTGGTACAGGTGGTGGTACAGGTGGTACACACGCATTTAGCTCACCTCCTAGCACAGCTCACACGCATAGTTTTAGTGATTCATCATCTACTACTTCTAGTGCGGGCGCTCATAGTCACACAGGTGCTTCACATACTCACTCAGGCGCTTCACATACTCATAGTACGCCTAGTCACTCTCATTCTCATAGTTTAAGTGCGGGTTCGCATACATTGAGTGTATCTCAGATGCCTAGTCATAATCATAGTCTTTCAGTAAAAAGTGGTTGGGGTAGTTCACCTGGTAATGTTGACAGGGCTTCTGGCGCTCAATACTCATTTAATGCTTCTACTAGCAGCAAGGGCGGCTCTAGCTCTCATAGTCACTCATTAGCAGGTAGTATCACAAGTGGTGGTTCAGGCACTTCAGGTTCTGCTAGTGGAACTACAGGGGCAGGTGGCACAGGTGCTACAAGTAGTGCGAGCGCTCATACACATACTGTAGCAGTATCAGGCACTTCAGGCTCATCAACTCCTACAGCATTTGCACCTCAATACATAAACGTAATTGTTTGTAGTAAAGACTAATGGCATTAGAAGTAGAGTTCTTTTGCCCTTTAGGTTCAACTTGTGAAGAAGCTGTAGATGGTGTTATCAAGCGTTGTGCTTGGTACACTAAGATGGTAGGACTAGACCCAAACACAGGTAAAGAAGTGGATGATTGGGCGTGTTCTATGAGTTGGATGCCTATGCTACAAGTTGAGATGTCTAATACAAATAGAGGTCAAACTCAAGCACTAGAGAGTTTTAGAAATGAGACTGTAAAAGGTCAAGAAGAATTTAACAAGATAGTTAAGAAAAAAAATAAAATATTAGGAGAGCACTAATGAATGTATGTGTAATTACAGACGACAGAATGATTCAAATTGATGGAGAAGCAATTAACTTCGACTTTACTATTGATGCAAATATTCACGCTATTGAGTGGAATGGCTCAACAGGTAACGTACAGTTTAAAGACAATACGCCAAATGAAGAATTTACAGAAATTACTGCTTATCAATCTTTAGTTGATGCTCACGCTGCTGAAAAACAAAGGTTGGTAGCTTTTGAAATACAGAAAGAAGTAGATAGAATTTCTAATATGACTTATGCAGATAAGCGCTCTGTAGAATATCCTAGCATTATAGAGCAACTGGATGATATTTATCACAATGGTATTGTTGGTTGGAGTGATGCTATTAAAGTGATAAAAGATAAATACCCAAAAAACTAATTATTTAACTATGACTGATTATGTCGCATTAGGTTTGATGCCACGCTCAGGGTCAACCAAACTTTCTAAAATACTATCTCAAGACCCTCGTTTGTGCGTGTGTTCCAATAGTGAGAACTATTTTATTGTTGATAAGATGATAGATATTATAGACGACTCACCCTGCCTAAACTCTTTTAACTATATTGACAGGACTAAGTCAGCTATAAATGCTTTTATAGATTCATGGTCGGGAGTAAAAACAAATCAAATTATCATAGACAAAGACCGAGGCTGGTCAACAGATTTTAGAGTGTTAAAAGCATTAAGACCGAAAGCTAAAGCAATATTGTTGGTTAGAGATATTAGGGGGATATTAGCCTCGTTTGAGAGTTATTATCAAAAGACAGCTACAACAAAGTCTGCAATTTATCCTAAAGATATAGACTTATCAAGTAAAAGGTCAAGGGCTTTATGGTTGTTGTCTACAGAAAACAGGGCTTTAGGTTTTTACCTGAATCGAATAATGAGCATGCTTAGTGACGGCTCTTTTAATAATAATGATTTCTTAATTATAAGGTTTGAAGATTTATTGACAGACACACAGTCTGAAATAAGGAAGATGTATGATTTCTTAGAAATATCTATAGACTTCGATAAAATTAAACCCTATAAACCTGAAGAAGATTATTTAGCAGACATAGTAAACAAAACCCCATGCCTACATAATGTGTCAACTCTTGAGTTTAATTCAGATACAGTTGAAGACTTTGACGACATTTTATATAGCGATTTAAACGCTAGCATTGTCAGTGATTTTTTACCGTTCTATGAAAAATTCTACCCTGAGGTCCTATGAAAAACGAAAAACCCCCAATATTTAATCTAGGTATAGATCCAAATATAAAGTCTATAGAATGGAAGGGGGATAAGGGGGAGATTAGGTTTAAAAATGAAAGAGAGACCGAGGTTATAGGAAATTTCACTATGTACAAATACCTGAAAGAAAGAATGAGTAATACACTATGAATTTTACTGATTGTCATTTCTCCTTACCTAGTTTATTCCACTCTCTACCCTTGCCATTCTTGAATTATATTGAGAACACTTATGGAAAAAAACTACCTATAGGAACAATATATGGCTCTTTACTAACACGTTGGAATGGTGGAAGAACAACAGGAGCTTTTCGTTTAAATGATGAGAAAAGAGTAACAGAATACATAGACGAGACTAACTCTCTTGGTATTAATACTTTCTTTACATTTACAAATTCATACATAGACTCTACTAATATAAGCGACTATGTTGGTAACTTTTTACTAGACACCGCTAACAAGCCTAATGTGGGTAATGGAGTTATACTTACAAGTGATTATCTTTTTGACTATATAAAAGATAAGTACCCCAACCTAAAAACAAAATCATCAATTCTTAAAGTTACTAACGACCTTCCACATAAAAGAACGGCATCTTACTATAACTCATTAACAGATAGATTTGATAAAGTTGTTCTGCACCCTGACGACAATAAAGATTACGCCTTAATAGAGTCTTTGAATAATATTAATAAAATTGAAGTGTTACTAGATGAGAGATGTACTTATAATTGCAGTATAAGAAAACACCATTATGACTTAGTTGCTATGGGTAACAATGCGACCACAGACACAGAACAAGAGTTATACTTTGGAAAGGAGGTTGATTTATATAATAATCTATGCCCTAGAGAAAAAGTCATACAAGGTCTTGCTTTGAAAACTAAACAAGATAAAGGTTTTATTATATCTACTAAGAAGGATGTTGATAATCTTTACAGTCTAGGGGTAAGGAATTTCAAATTGAGTGGGCGCTCTCCAAATTCAGAGGAAGCTGTAAGGCTTCCTATTATAAAAATGATTAGCCATGTTTTTGATGACGATTGGGATAGGCAACAGTGCCTTTATTTATTATAAAAAAAATGATTAAGGAATTATGAATGGAACTATCAGAAATAATATTGGCATTTGTCAGTGTTCTCTCAGCTATAACAGGCGGAGTTGTTAAATCAATAATGAAGGATATTAAAGACTTAGAGCATAATATGACTAGCTGTCAGATAGGTTTGCATAAAGACTTTATACATCGTGATGAGTTTCTTCACACGACTGAAAAGATTGAGAAAATGCTAGACGCTCAGTCTAAAAAGATTGACCAAATATGGAAACACATGAGGATAGACCATGGCTAGAACAGACCAAAAGACTAGAGACAGTAGAGGTAGATACTTAAAGGTGACTGCTATTAATAAGGTTAAGTTGATGTGTAACCGAATAATGCTCAAGTTAGATGCTTGGCTAAAGTCTTGTGATTAGTCTATTAACAAGCATAGCACCTATCTTAGGTGGCTTCTTAATGAAGTTGTTTGCTCTTAATCAACAAGCTAAAGCAGAACAACAGTCACAAATGCTAGATGCGTTTGCTGCTAGATCACAAGCTGTAGATGCTGCTCGTATCGCTGCTAATAAAGAAAGCCCTATGGCTGCCTTAAACAGACGATTAATCATTTGGGTGATGCTTGCCTTGATTACTGTTTATGTCCTTGCTCCTATTATATTTGACCTTCCTACTGCTATTCCTATCGTTACTGAAGGTATTAGCTTTCTAGGTTTTGATATTACTTCTGATACTGTTGAATATACGATGGTTAGAGGCTTGGTTAAGTATGATGAGATATTCGGATGGACTAGCTTAATAGTTGAAATGTACTTCGGTGCATCACTTGCTAAGGGGAGATAATGAAAGCACTATTACTAGCATTGCTTGTTACTACAGCTCACGCTGTTGACAACACCTATACAACCACTACTACATCAAACTCAACTGTTAATTCTACTTCAAACAACACAAGCGCCTCTACGGTTGACCATAAGAACCAACCTGTAGGTGGTGCTAAAGCTCCAAGTATCTCAGTAAGTAATTCTGATGTATGTGTTAGTGGTGTTAGTGGTGGTGTTCAATCAAATGTGATTGGATTATCATTTGGTACTACTGTGATTGATGCTAACTGTGAGAGACTCAAACTTAGTCGTGAATTGCGTAAGGGTGGTATGAAGGTAGCCTCTATTGCTTTATTATGTCAAGACCCTAGAGTATTCCAAGCTATGATTATGTCAGGCACACCTTGTCCTGCTAAAGGTAAGATTGGTAGTGCAGCTGCAGGATATTGGAACGCTTACCCTGAGCTGAGACCTGACTTTCAAGAATATGTAGCTAATAAGCAAATACTTATTGACGCAGGCTACTTAAACAAAGACGGTTCACTAAACACGGGAGTCAAAGTTGAAAAAGTTACTAGCTTTAAACCTTCTACTTCTAATTGGAACTAGCCAAGCACTAAACACGGGCAACGTCCTAGACCCTAATCCTACTGACGGATTCTTAGATGGTATCTATGACTACCCGAACATTCATAGCCATAGCCCTACTGACCCCGTTATATTTACAGGCAGTCCTAACCATCTTAATAAAACAGACGAGTTGGTCAAGGTATCTGATTATGTGGGTGAAGACCAACTTATGAGTGGTATTAATTGGTCTGTGGATTATATGTCTGTTGTTGATGCTACTATCTACGCAGGTGTGGTTTTGTATGATGCTAATAGTAACTCACTAGATTCAGAAGTAGGCTCTTATGACGTTGGTGCTGCAGGTAATAACTATGTAACTATCTCAGGTATATACAGTAACCCTCTAATACTACCTGATGTTGAGTTTATATCATTCACTATCGGTGGTATATCTGATAGAGGTGGTACTGATGATATTAGATTAACGAACCCTACACTATCTATAGACTATCACGATAAGGTTGCTGATGAGATTCTTGAGGAAATCATTAACGATATTATTGATAATGGTGGTGAAGTAATGAAGGTTGAAGAGATACAGCTAGAACCTTTGGTGGAAATAGTTGAGGAGGTAGCTGAAGAGGTTGTCGAGGAAGTGGTCGAAGTAGTAGAGACGGTTGAGGTTGCTGAAGTAGTGGTCGAAGTAAAAGAAGAGACTAAGGCTGAGGTTAAAACAGTAGCTGTAGTAGCTCCAAAAGTTCAAGCCAAGACTGTAGTTAAACCTGCCACCAAAGTAGTAGCAAAAAAGTCAGTTAAGAAGCAAGTAAAAAAGGTGGTTAAGAAGACCGTCAAGAAGCAAGTTAAGAAGACTATCAAGAAGTCTATAGTAGTTATTGCTAAGACTACAACAGCCAAGCAAGACGTACAAGTTGGTGAAGCTACAACAGATGCGCTGCAAACATTAAACCTAATTAAGTCCATCACAGTTATGACACAAGTAGCACTGGTGGACACAGTAGATATAAGCAGTTACACAGGTATCACATTGAGTGAGTCAGTAGAATTAGAAGATAACGATGATTGGTATCAAGACCAAGCATTTTATAGTTCGATAGGAATGACCGATAGTGGCATCTTAAACGGTTACAATAGCGTAAAAATTAACGATAACAGGGAATGGTATGGAAGCAATAATCAATTTTATTAAAGAAGCATTAGAAGGTAAGAAGATGTCAGCAAGCTGGATTGTAACTATAGCTATTGCTATTGGTGGTTTAGTATTCTCAGGGATGTTAGCTCTTCAGAAGTACGAGACGGTACTAGCTGATATAGAGGCACTAAATGTTTCTTCTCATGAAAAAACACCTGTTTATACATATACATATGACGATACTGCGCTAGAAGCAATTACAAGAGTAAACTCAGGAGCTATCATTAGCTTGTCTGAAAAAATAAAAGCATTAAGAAAAGACCAAGATCGTGTTGATACTAAAGTAAACTCAACAGGAAACCCGTTATCACTATGAATAAATCTACAATAATCTTTTTAGCAAGTATGATTGTAACAGCAACAGCTTTTGCTTTCTTTAATCAAATGATGTCAATGCCTCAACAGGTAATGCAAGGTAGTATGCAAATGATAAATCCACAACAAACGTGTGACTGTAAATGTCCACAACCTCAATAATAAAGGAGAAATAAGATGTTAAGATATAACATAGAAGTTACAAATAAAAAAGTAAAAGCAAAAGCAGAACTTAAAGGTGAAACTAAAAAGAAAGAGACAACTAAAAAGAAATCTTCTAAGTAATTGATTTAACTGAAGTTTTTGTATTATAATGCAACCAAACGGAGAACCTAATGACCTTTAGAGAACTTATCAATGAAGTCCTAATCAGGTTGAGAGAAGAAACCATTGCTACCGACTGGTCGGGTAATATCAATGACAGCACAACAGTAACCGACTATCAGAAGGTTATTGGCTCACTGATTAACGACTCTAAAAGTAATATTGAAGCTTACCACGATTGGCTAGTCCTTCGTGAAACTGTTGACGTACCTACAGTAGTAGGCACTAGAAACTATAATTTATCGTCTGGACAAGAGATAAAAGTTATCGATGTTATAAATCAAGATCAAGGCACTCACCTTAATCAGATTAGTCGTACACATTTAAATGCAATGAAATACCCTAGCGATAATTCAGGCGATCCTTCATATTATGCTTTTAACGGTGTTGACTCTTCAAACAACTTAAAGATTGATTTTGAGCCTAAGCCTAATAAAGTCCAAACCATTTCATTTGACATTGTTAAATATCAAGATGTATTAAAACTTTCAGCTACCGCAATTAAAATACCAGAAAAGCCTGTTGTTATTGGTGCTTGGATGAGAGCTGTAGCAGAGCGTGGTGAAGACGGTGGAACTCAATCTAGTGTAATAGCTATGGAATACAAAGAAATACTTAATCAAGCTATCATGCTAGACAGTGGCAATACTAAATACGAAAGTGATTGGTATGTCAGCTAGATTAGAATATACTCCATTAGATAATTTAGGACTGAATGGTTTAAACGTTCAGGCAAATCCTGCCGCTATCGATCAATCATGGTTAACTGAAGCGGATAATATTGTTTTAAGAGAATCAGGTCGTATCTCATTTAGAAAAGGCGTTAAGCAGAATATATTAAAGACAACTGCTAAGATTGGTGCTATAGGTGAGACAAGTACGGGTGTTGTAGTTGCCGCTGTAGGTACTAATATGTACACAGTAGACTTTACTGCCCCTAACTCCCCTTGGACTGCTGCTTATGCTACTGGAGGCTCTGCCTCTGACTGGCAAATGATAGACTTTAATCGTGAGCTATACTGCGTTCAATCTGGTCATATACCTATAGAGTTGGATGGCACTACTTGGGCGGCGTTGCCTGCTACTTCTGGATATAACGCACCCGCTGGTGTAACCACTTTTAATCCAAGCTGTGGAATGGGATTCTACGGAAGGCTATGGGTAGGCGGTATTACTGAAGAGAAGGATGTTGTTTATTACTCTGATACTTTAAATGCTCATAAGTGGAGTTCAGGTGCTGCTGGTGCGGTTGATTTGAAAACCGTTTGGGGAACAGATGATATTGTAGCTATTGCTCCATTCTATGGAAAGCTAGTTATCTTTGGTAAGAGTAACATCGTCATATATGGCGGACCATCTGAACCATCTACTATGGTATTAGACGAAGTTATTAGAGGTATTGGTTGTGTTTCAAGAGACTCAATACAGTCGGTTGGTGATGATTTATACTTCCTATCTTCAACAGGTGTAAGGTCTTTAAGCAGAACAACAGAGAAGGATAATGTACCACTACAAGACTTATCTTTAACAATCAAAGATACAATTATTAGAAACATCTCTCAAAGTTCAAATGCTAAAGCGTTGTATGTTGAGAACGAAGGTACTTATGTTTTATCTTTTGTTGATTTAAACATAACCTATGTCTTTGATATTAAGCATGAAACTCCTTCAGGCACTCCAAGAATAACAACATGGTCATTCGATGATGATAGAAACCCATCTAGCATGGCTTACACAGACTCTAAGGGCTTTTTAATAGGTCAGATAGCGGGATCAATAGCTACTTATGAAGGGTATTATGATAAGGATTATGTGAGCGGTGGAACTTATACGTCTGCATCTTACACAGGAACATTTAAAACTACTTGGATAGACTTGGGTCAAGGCGCTATGGCTTCTATCCTAAAGAAGATTAAAGCTGTAATTTCAGGTGGATCAGGAACTACTATTGGTGTTAAGTGGTATAAAGACTTTAGTATCGAGCCATCTAATACAACAAACTTCTTGCTAAATCCAGGAAGCTCGGGAACAGCTTCTTTATTTGGAGCTACAACATCTTTATTTGGTACATCTAAATTCGCACCTATTTTTGGAATGAAAGAATACAATATTCCTCTAACAGGAAGTGCTAAGTATTTACAACTAGAGATGAGTGGTGAAACCAATGGCTCTACCTCTTCATTACAAGATATGACATTATTATATAAACAAGGGAAGATACGATGAGTAACTATACAATTGCAGTAAACTGGAGTGGTAAAGACGCTTTATCTGATTCAGATGCAGCCAAGGTAATCTCTGGAACAGATTTTAACACTGAGTTTTCAGCTGTTCAAACAGCAGTTAATACTAAAGCTAATCTAAATGGATCATCTAGTGAAGCCTTCGCTATTAACAACTTAACGGTTTCTGGAACAGCGACCATTGTAGGCGAGGCAACTGGACCAACTCCTACTACTGGAGACAATACAACTAAATTAGCCACAACAGCATTTGTAACTACTGCGGCTGCGGCTGTAGTTGCTGGTATAACTACTTACACTTTACCTGCTGCGACATCTTCTGCACTTGGTGGTGTGAAGGCTTCGTTGTCAGGAACAACATTAACTATTAGTACAACATAATGTCAATAACTTTCAACGGTACTTCTTTAAACTGGTACACTCATACGATAGAGAGTAACGGTTCTACTGTAAGCTCTCCTTCTGCGGTAGGCGAGGTTTACTTTGGAAGTACCAAGGTTTGGGGTGTTGGAGATTATTCATCAGAGACTACGCTTTATAGTTTTAGCTTAGCACCTGATTCACAGAACTTAGAAAACGCTATTGCTCAACTAAAGAGTACCTATGTTGCCGCTATCAAATCCTCCTCTTACAGTGTAGGACCAGGTGGCGATACACGATGGGATGTAATACTAAATACAGGATATCGTATGGTTACAAGCGATGGTACTTTTACAGGAAATGGCTCGGCTTCCTTTTATCTATGGGAAGGTCATTCAGTTACAGGTGCTAACACCTCACACAATGGTGGAACAAGTTGCTCACTTAGAAGAGATAACGGAGCTTAAATGTCAACAGCACTAGAAAATTTAACAGCTAATGCAGGGCTTAATAACTTATTAGGTCAAGACGGTATGTTTAGACAGAATCAGTATTATAGACGTTGGCTTGATAGTCAGCAATCAGTCAATCCTGCTTTGTCTGCTGGTCTTGATATTGCTGGTAATATTAGTGACGGAAACTATAATTTTGAAGCTCCAACTCCAGCTGGACCAGCATTAACACCAAGAGAAAAAGAAGTTCAAGATTACTATGACTACTGGAAAGATGATGGTATTAGTGGTAGAGATTTAGCGCAAGTTGGTGGATTCCTTACTGGCGCGCCTATTTCGTC